GTGCGGACCTACTGCTGGTAGCGGGCGCTGTGTGCATGGGGGTGGGATTCGGTATGCTCTATCAACCCCTCGGTTTGATCATAAGCGGTGCGTTTCTGATCGCGGGCGGGGTCTTAGCGGCCCGGGGCGCGGATGGAGGTGAGGGCGGATGATCTTTGACCGAGGCCTCCGCAACCGGGCGTCGGGCCCCGGCGCTGGGCTGGGCGGTGCGCTGACCCTGGAGCGTTCCACCGGCTGGGACGGCTGGATCGACGCAGACAACGTCAGCCTCAGCCGGGACAAGGCCATGAAGGTGTCGGCTGTGTCTCGGTGCGTAGAGCTGCGGTCCGATGGGGTGGCCATGCTGCCGATCTACGTCATGGATGAAACCTCCAAAAAACGGCTGGGGAATCACCGCCTGCGGCAGATCATGTGGGACCGGGTGAATGAGGCCATGACCCGGTACGACTACGAGAAGCTCATGCAGGTCAATCTGGACCTGAAGGGGAACGCCTACGCATGGATCTCCAGGTCGGCGGCCACCGGATACCCCCAGGAGCTGATCCCCCTGCGACCGGACGACGTGACCCCCTATGTGACATCGGACAGTTCTCTGTACTACTTCTACACCAATCCGCGCACTGGAGAGTTCTTCCGGCTGGACCCGGCGGATGTGCTGCACTACAAGGGCTACTCCACCGACGGCATCGAGGGCATCTCCATTCTGCGCCGTGCGGCGCTGACCATCTCTACCAGCTTGTCAGCGTCCCAGGTGCAGCAGGAACTGTACGCCAACGGCGGTCGGCCTTCCGGCGTGCTCAAGACGGACACGGACCTGGGCGGCGACGTGAAGATCAAGAGCTCCGACGGCACCGAGGAGGTCATCTCCAAGAAAGAGTACATCCGGCGGGACTGGGAGAAGATCCACACGGGCACGGGCAAGCGCTTCCGCATGGCCGTGCTGGACAACGGCCTGGACTACACGCCCATCGCCATGTCCAACGCGGACGCCCAGTATGTAGAATCCGAAGAAAACCGGGTGGCGGACATCGCCCGCTTCTTCGGGGTCCCCCTGCATCTGCTGAACGCGGGAAAGCAGGCGTACAGCAGCAACGAGCAGAACAGCATCGAATTCGTCACCCGCACCCTGCTGCCGCTGATCGTCCAGCGGGAGCAGGAGGACAGCTACAAGCTGCTGCTGCCCAGCGAGCGCGAGAAGGGCCTGCGGGTCAAGCGAGAGGTCAAGATGCTCCTGCGGGGAGACACGGCGGCCCAGGCCGCGTGGTACAAGGCGATGCGGGAGTGCGGCGTGTACAGCGTGGACGACATCTGCGGCCTGGAGGATCTGCCCAGCGTGCCCGGCGGCGATGGCCGCTATGCAAGCCTGAACTATGTGCCCTTGGCCGACTGGGCGGAGCTGAGCCGCACCAGGGCGGAGCGTGGTGTGGGCGGCGAAAAGTAAAGAAACGAATTGATTTAGTGCCCAGAGGCAGAAAGCCCGGAGGCCGGATCTCGCGGAAACGCGGGTCCGGCCTCTTTTCTTCTTTCTGGGCGAGAGGAGTGAGCCAATGCGAGTGAGCTTAAACGGGATCGTCTCCTCGGACGACGACCTGGATATTTACCAGTGGTTCGGATGTTCGGCGTTTTCGCCGAAGTCCGTGCGGCAGGCCCTGGCGGACAACCCCGCAGGGGAGGAACTGGTGGTGGAGATCAACAGTGGTGGAGGCAGCGTGTTCGCCGGGAACGAGATCTACAGCCTGTTGCGGTCGGCTGCCGTGCCCACCCGGGCGGAGATCCAGAGCCTGGCGGCCAGCGCAGCCAGCTACTTAGCCCTGGGCTGTGACCAGGTGTGGATCAGCCCCTGTGCTCAGATGATGATCCACCTGCCCTCCACCACCACCTACGGCAACCGGGTAGACCATCTGAATAGTGTGCAGGAACTGGACACCATCCGGGACAGCATCCTGGCGGTCTACGAACTGAAGGCCCGAGGCAAGACCGACCGGGCGGAACTCAAGCGGATGATGAACGCCTCCACCTGGTTCACCGCCCAGGAGGCGGTGGATCGGGGCCTGGCGGACGGCATCCTGTACCAGGACGCAGCCGTGACGGATGTGATGAACGCCGTGGGTTGCGGGATCCGCGCCCTGGGCGCGTCCAGCGGAATGCCCGACCTGGACCAGATGCGGGCGGAGTACCGGAGACAGAAAGGCCTTGAGACGGGGAATCCCCCCGCAGAGGATAGCCAGAAATGGCGGCAGAAGGCTCGGATCGAGCTGGAAAAAATCAGATATGGAGGATGAAAAGCCATGAACCTGAAGCAGAAACTCTATGAGCTGAAGAATCAGCGGGCGGAGCAGACCAAGGCCGCCGAGGATGCCCTGGAGAAGGGTGACAGCGCCGCTTATGACGCGGCCATGGAGCAGATCAAGGCCCTGAATACCCAGATCGGGCAGGTGGAGCAGCTGATCCAGGAGAAAGACAACCAGGCCCAGGAGCCGGAGGGCACCCCTGCGCCCGCCCTGGCCCAGACTCCTGCCCAGACCCCGGAGGAAGGGTACACCAAGGCGGTGAAGGATTTTGCGACCGCGGCCCGGACCGGCTTCCGCGTGACCAACGCCGCCGGGGACATGATGAGCGAGGGCGTGGACAGCGACGGCGGTTACACGGTGCCCCCGGACATCGTGACCAAGATCCTGACTCTGCGGGAGGCCAAAGAGAGCCTGCTCAGTGAGGTGACGGTGATCCCCGTACAGACGCCCTCCGGTCGGCGAACCTACAAGACCCGCAGCCAGCACACGGGCTTTGCCACCGTGGCCGAGGCGGCCAAGATGGGCAAGCTGGCCACGCCCCAGTTTACCACCGTGACCTACGAGATCGAGAAGCGCCGGGGCTATCTGCCGGTGACCAACGAGCTGCTGGCGGACTCCGACAACAACATCTCCTCTGTGGTGGAGGAGTGGTTCGCCGACGAGGCCAGGGCCACGGGCAACCGGGAGATCCTGGAGATCATCCAGAGCAAGGAGGCCGTGGATCTGACCAACCTGGATGGCATCCTGGCCGCCTGGGTGGGCCTGGGTTCCGCGTTCCGCTCCACCAGTAAGCTGATCACCAACGATGACGGCCTGCTGTGGCTGGGCACTCTGAAGGACGAGAATGGCCGCTACCTGCTGACCCCCAATCCGGCGGAGCCCCAGCAGCTGCGGCTGTGCGTCGGCCCCCACACCCTGGCCGTGAAGACCTACGACAACGACACCGTCCCCTCCAGCGAGGGCAAGATCCCCATGATCCTGGGCGACCTGCACGAGGGCGTGACCTACTGGGACCGGCAGACCTTCACTCTGCAGGTGACCACCACGGCGGTGGTGGGCGAGCTGAACGCCTTTGAGCAGGATCTGACCCTGTGGGCCGGCTCCCTGCGAGACGACTGCACCCTGCGGGACGAGGCGGCATTTGTCAACGGATACATCAGCGCCACCGCCGGCGCTGTGGGTTAAGGAGGTGTTCGACCATGGCGAGCAAGAAAAAAACCGATGAGGAGCCTGTGATCACTCAGGAGGAGCCGGAGACCGACCCGGAGGATTCCGGGACCACCTCGGAGGAGAACGGCGTGGACATGGAAGACGCCCCGCTGGGAAACGTGGAGGGCGACCTGGTGGTGGTCCGCGCACCCGGCGGCCTGAATCTGCGGGAGGGCCCCTCCACGCGGTTCCGTGTGCTGGAGCCCCTGCCTGACGGCGCTCTGATCTCGGTGCTGGAGCTGCCCTACGGGGTGGAAGTGCCCGGTTGGGCCCTGGTCCACACAGGTTCGAGAGCCGGCTGGGTGGACATCCGATTTATCCAGGAGCTGGAGCCGACCTCGAAGGTGTGAGCCATGGCGCTGACGGATGAGCGCCGGATCGGCCTGCTGGCCTACTGCAAGCTGACGGAGCTGGCGGACGACCTGGAGGTGGCGCTGCTGGTGGACAGCCTGTACGAGGCGGCGGTGGGGTATCTGGCCAGCGCCGGGGTGTCGGAGCCTGCGGAGGGCACACCCCGGCGGGCCCAGTATGACCTGTTGATCAATTACCTGGTGTTGGACGGCTATAACCAGCGCGATATGGAGACCCCCGGCACCCAGGTCGCTGAGAACCCGGTCTTCCGGCGGACGCTGAACCAGCTGAAGCTGACCGAGGGGATGGTGTCCAACTTGGACACATCCACGGAGACGTCGGTGTCCAACTTGGACACATCTCAGGAGGCGACAGAGGATGGAGACCAATGAGTTTGTAGCGACAGGCCGGATGGATCAGCGGGTGATCGTGCTGAACCTGACCCGTGAGGGCCAGGCGTACCACTGGACGGTGGAGCGGCTGACCTGGGCCAGGGCGGAGCTGACCGGCAAGACCAACATCTACTCCGTCCACGGCATCGGGGCCGCTGGGGTGACCTTTATCATGCGTCGGCAACCCCTCAACCTGGGCAACGCCCTGCTGTGGCGGGGACAGCACTGCTTTATCACCAGGATCGCCCCCTGCGGGCGGCTGCACTGGACGGTGGAGGCGGCGCTGGTGGTGACGTCCCTGTGTGAGGATAAGTACGACAACATCAGCTTCCCGGCCATTATGACCGAGAAGTACCTGGCCCACCAGCAGCTGGAGCCTCAGGCGATCAACACCCTGCACCATGTGCTGGTGACCCCCAAGGACATCCAGCTGACGCCGGGACGGCTGGTGGAGGTGGACGGCATCAGCTGGCCCATCCAAGTGGCCCACACCCTGGACCCTTGGAAGAATGAGTACGAGATTGAGAGGACGGTGGATCTGTAGTGCAGGAGGCAACGATCGACTGCATCCAACTGACCGAACTTGCGGTGCGGCTGTCCAAGTCGCCGGACATTATGCGCAAGGCAAAAGCCCGTGCCTTTGAGGCCGCCGCCCCCAGACTATTAGAACTGGTGGACAGTGAGATCGGCGGTACGGGCAAGGTGCAGAGTTGGCAGGACAAATTTGTAGGCTCCAAGGGCGGTTATGCCGCCGTCCGCGCCAAGGCTAAGACCAAGGCTACGGACGCCAAGGGCCGGGAGACCGAGTACCAGGTGGGCTATGTGACCAACGCCATTGCCAGCGGCCACAAATTTCCCAGCCCCAGCGGAAAAAATCAGCGATACAAACCCAGAATCCGCAGCGGACGGCAGAATGTGCCAGGCAAGCACTTCTACGAGAACGCCCAGGTCAAGGCCACGGCCATTGCCCAAGAGGCGGCGGAGCAGGTTGTGGAGGAGCTGATGAGCTTTTTGGAGGAATGAACCGTGCTGACACCCAACGACATTGCCGAGGAGCTGAAACGGCTGGTGGCTGAGAAATTCCCTGGTGAGGACGTCCACATGGAGCTGACGCCCCAGGGATTTAAGCGGCCCTGTACGTTGATCGTCCAGGAGCCGTGGGAGGCCGACCCGAAGTTCTCTCAGGGCATCATCACCCTGTATCCAGTGTTTACCATGACCACCTTCGTGGAGGCGGACGAGTACCACCACAGCCATTTGGCCCCCATGCACCAGAGACAGCTGATCCTGTTGGGGCTGTTCCTGCCCGGATACATCAAAGTTGGCGACCGGGCGCCCCATGTGGAGAAGCTGGCCATGGGGGGCGGATACGACTTCGATACCGTCACAGTGACCTTCAGCTACACCCTGGACCGTGCGGACTTTGAAACCACTGACACTGACACTAAGCAGGCGCCGGAGATGCAGCACCTGCACTTGAATGAGGAGGTAAGGACCTTTGGCTAAGCTTACATCGCCTACGATTACGGTAACTTTTACCGAGTTAGGCATTTCGGCCATCACCCGGGGGGATAAGGGCACGGTGGCCCTGATCGTCCGGGACGAGACTGACACGGACCCTCTGTCGCTGACTCAGGCCAGCCA